AAACAAGATGAACAAGTAATGTTCAAAGAGAATAAGAGAAAGTTCTGGAACAGATATAGATACAGAAGATAGGATTAGTTAAGGAAGTTGGTTTTTGGATGGCAGTTCCACGCTCCTCGCACACGCATTATGGAGTTCATATTCTAATTATTACTAACGATAATTAAAGATTATTGATACTAATCCGATAACAATTAATTATCGGAAGGTTATTTGCATATAAAAGTGTAGATTTCAAAAGAACAAAGGTGGGGTACACCCGAAAAACCACCCGCATTTTTAAGAATATATAATACTCGGGAGTTTCACACACAGACACACATAAGCTTTACAATGGATTTAAAAGATAAATACACAGACAAATTAATTACCGCCATGGTTTTTCACGCAGAAGATACGGGGGGGTTAATTATTCACTTAAACGGATTTGAAAGCCAAGATCACGCCAATAGATTTTGTAAAAGACTTATGAAGAATAGCGGCATTCAATATAAATCAATTAAAGAATTATTTGATTTGCCTACAGTTCATTAATGAAAAAAAAAATTCATGTTTAAATATAATTATTCATGAAGCTAAACATTATTGGAGAGATCATAAAAAAGTAGTGATCGGTGTTGCGGCTTTAATAGTAATTTTGCTAATAATATAAAATGAGAGTACAGATCCCTTATACCCCAAGAACGCTACAAGCGGAGTTACATAAAAACTTGGATCAGTATAGGTTCGCTGTATTATCTTGTCATAGAAGATTTGGGAAAAGTGTAGCGATTATTAATCACTTAATAAGAGCTGCACTTACCCATAAAATGAAAAATCCTAGGTTTGCCTATATAGCACCAACTTACAAACAGGCTAAAAGCATAGCCTGGGATTATATGAAAATGTTTGCGGGTGGAATACCTGGAGTTAAGTTTCATGAAACAGAATTAAGATGCGATATGCCGAATGGCAGCCGTATCACTTTGTTATCTTCTGAACAGCCAGATAGCTTAAGGGGATTATTCCTTGACGGAGTTTGTATCGATGAGGTGGCTCAAATAGATCCAAGGTTATGGAATGAAATAATAAGACCCGCACTTTCCGATAGGAAGGGGTTTTGTTATTTTATAGGTACGCCAGCGGGTATGAGTAATATTTTTTATGATTTATACCAGCACGCTTTATCAGATGATAAGTGGTTAGCTTATACGGCTAAAGCCAGCGAGACTAAAATTATCGACCAGGAAGAACTCGATGCTGCCAAATCCCAAATGGGAGAGGCAAAATATAAACAAGAATTTGAGTGCGATTGGATTGCAAATATCGAAGGATCCGTATATGGAGATATTATTAAATCGCTTGAAGAAAAAAAACAATTAACGAGAATTGCTTATGACCCAAGTGCATTAGTTCATACCGCTTGGGATTTAGGTGTCGATGATAGTACGGCAATCGTTTTTTTTCAGCAAATTGGAAACCAGATTTTGGTTATAGATTTTTATGAAAATAACCGAGAAGGGTTGCCGCATTATATCCAGGTGGTGAAAGATAAGGATTATGTTTATGGAGATCATTTTGCACCCCACGATATTGAGGTTACAGAATTTTCCACAGGTAAGACCAGACGAGAGGTAGCTTACCAATTAGGAATAAGGTTTAAAATTTTACCTAAAATAAATTTAGAGGATGGGATCCATAATTTAAAAATGGTTTTACCTAAGTGTTGGTTCGATATAGAAAACACAAAACCATTAATAGATGCGTTAAGACACCATCATCGAAAATATAACGAGAAGATGAAAATGTTTAGTAATAAACCTGTAAAAGATTGGAGTTCTCATGCTTGCGATGCAATGAGATATTTAGCTTTAGGAATTACTGAATTACCAAAAAACAAAATGGCGGCTCAAAAATTAGCTGTCAATGATTATACAATACACGGAGAATAATATGGGTTTTTTAAAACCAACAATACCAGCGATGCCAGCCATTCCAGAAGTTAAACCTTTACCAGCTGCACCGAGTTATGAAGATGCGGATAGAGCAGCTGCGGCAAAAGCAAAAACAGATAAAATTAGAGCTAGTCGAATAGGAAGATCCGCAACCATTTTAACATCCGCTAAAGGTTTAGAGGATGACGAATATTCAACAAAGAAAACTTTATTAGGAGGATAGTATGGGAGGAGTAGCAAGAGTAATATCACCACCAAAACCACCTGCACCGCCAGCAGCCGTTTATACGCCAGCTCCAACTAAAGCTGAGGTATCACAAGTATCATCAACAGATGCAAGTGGAATGCTTAAAGGTAAAGGGAGATCAAGCACAATTTTAACAGGTGCAAAAGGTTTAGGCGATAACGCATTAACAACAACGAAGAAATCACTACTGGGAGGATAGATGGCTATAGAACCAAAAGCAAAAATGATTATTGAGAGATATAAAACTCTCAAAGCAAAAAGAGTTACCTGGGAAGATCATTGGCAAGATATTGCTGATTATTTCTTACCAAGAAAATCGAATATCACAATGAAACATACTAAAGGTGATAAAAGGCACGATCAGATTTATGATGGTACAGCCACTCACGCTTTAGAATTATTATCAGCGAGTTTAAATGGTATGCTAACCAATACGATTTCTCCGTGGTTTATATTAAAATATAGAAATGATTTAACAAACGAAGATGATACCGCTAAAGAATGGCTGGAAAACTGTGCAAAGATTATGCAACAAGTTTTTTCAAGATCTAATTTTCAACAAGAAATATTTGAATTATACCATGAGCTGTTGGCTTTCGGTACTTCTGCAATGTTTATTACCGATGATGCGAAGGATGATTTAAGATTTAAAACTATTCATATTTCTGAAATTTTTATTACAGAAAATGAAAAAGGATTAGTCGATAGCTTAACAAGAAGATTTAATATTCAAAATAAAAATATTCCATTATTATATCCAGAAGCTGAATTACCAAGAGCGATTATAGCGGATATAGATAAAGCTCCACACGATGACGCTGTTATTTTACACTCGATTTATCCTAACGAAGTTAAGATGGGATATGACAATAGTAAAAATATGGATTGGGTTTCTTGTCATGTTCATGAAAAAACAGGTACTCTATTAAAGGAAAGTGGTTTTAAAGAATTTCCTTATGTAGTTCCAAGATATTTAAAAACTTCATCCAATGAGATTTATGGCAGATCGCCAGCGATGAATGCTTTACCAGATACGAAGATGTTAAATACCATGTCTAAAGTATCGATTAAAGCAGCTCAAAAACAAATCGACCCACCTTTAATGGTTCCCGATGATGGTTTTATTTTACCGATTAGAACAGTACCCGGTGGATTAAACTTCTATCGATCTGGAACGAGAGAGAGAATTGAACCATTACAAATTGGATCTAATAATCCTGTGGGTATTCAAATGGAAGATCAAAGAAGAAAAGCAATTAGAGAAAACTTCTTTGTGGATCAATTAATGACAGTACAGGGTCAAAACATGACAGCAACAGAAGTCATGCAGCGTACTGAAGAAAAAATGAGATTACTGGGTCCCGTATTAGGCAGACTTCAATCTGAATTATTACAACCCCTTATTACAAGATCTTTTAATTTATTATTTAAAAATGGTAAATTTCCAGAGCCACCAGAAATGTTAGGCAACCAGGATATTGAAATTGAATATGTATCTCCATTAGCGAAAGCTCAAAAGACACAAGAGCTTTCATCGATTATGAGAGGGATGGAAATATTTGGTTCCATGCAAAATATTGCACCGGTATTTGATTACATAGACATAGATGGTTTAGTTAGTCATGTTCAAGATGTTTTGGGATTACCCGCTAAAATTATGAGATCTAAAGGAGAAGTTCAGCAAATCCAACAACAAAAACAACAACAACAAATGGAGCAAATGCAACTTCAACAAGCTCAACAAGTCGCTGAGGCAGCGGGTAAGGTAGCTCCCGCTCTGAAAGTGGCTAATGAATAAAGATGATTTAAAGCAATTACTTATTGCTTACAAACAAGTTTTTGAATCTGACCACGGCAAAAAAGTTTTGGAAGATTTGGAAAAAAGATGCAGCTATCATTCAACTACTCACATTAAGGGAGATAGTCATGAGAGTGCATTTTTAGAAGGCACAAGATCGGTGATCTTGTTTATTAAAAATATGCTTAACAAAAAAGGAGAATAACTATGTCAAGCGAAAATCAAGAGGTAGCAACACCTGTAGCTCAACCAGAGCAACAAAATTCGGTGTTGTCTGGAGACCCTAAAACAGAAACTCCACAAGCAATAACAGATTGGAAAGCAAGCCTATCTGAAGAAGTAAGATCTGATAAATCTTTAGAAAATATTAAAGATATAGAAGGTTTAGCAAAATCTTATGTCCATGCACAGAAAATGGTTGGAGCGGATAAAATTCCAGTTCCAAACAAATATGCAACGGATAAAGATTGGGATGCGGTTTATGAAAAACTAGGCAGACCCAAATCTGCGGATGGATATAAATTTGACTTACCACAAGATAAAAAGGTGGATGAAGTATCATTAAAAGAATTTTCAACCCAAGCTCATAAGCTAGGATTACTTCCTGGACAAGCTCAAGGGATGGTAAAATTCTATAATGAAATGACGGCTAAATCTTTACAAGATGCTGATGGTAAAGCTCTTGCTGCTAGAGAAGCAAGTGAAAAAACTCTCAAGCAAGAATTTGGTCAAGCTTACGATCAAAAAGTTACACAAGCAGCAACCTTAGCAAAATCGGTTGGTGCAACTGATATTTTAAATCGTAATTTAGAAGATGGAACCAAATTAGGAGACCATCCAGATATGATTAAAGTATTTGCTCAATTAGCAAGTAAAATGGGGGAAGATAGCATTGTTCAAGCATCGGGACCCACATATCTAACGCCTTCTCAAATCGAGAAACAAATTGGAGAACTGACACAAACTGGTTCGGCTTATTGGGATAAAAACCATCCAAATCATACAGTAGCAGTTCAAGAAGTTTTAGCTTTACGAGATAAAAAAAATAACGTATAGCTGAAAATAGTTAGGATAATCGAAAGACCCTAGTTGACACTATGAAAGTATAGGTTCCAGGAGAACTAAAATCGAGGAGCGACCCGTAAGGATAATCATCCGCTTAACAATAACATAAACTATAAAACAGGAGGAACTTATAATGAGTTCACAAATAACAACTTCTTTTGTAGAGCAGTATAGTTCAAACGTAGCTATGCTTTCTCAACAAATGGGAAGTAAACTAAGATCTTCTGTTGATGTGGAAAAAGTTACTGGGAAAAACGCTTTCTTCGATCAAGTCGGAGCAACAGCTGCTCAATTAAGAACGAGCAGACATGGCGATACACCTCAGATAGACACGCCACACAGTAGAAGAAGATTGAGCTTAGCAGACTATGAATGGGCTGATCTTGTTGACGATGTTGACAAGGTTAGAATGCTTGTAGATCCTACTAGCTCATACGCAAGAGCAGCGGCAGCAGCG